GGGAGTTCCGCCGGATGTTGGCTCTAGAGTACTTGTAATATTTGCTGAAGGCGGACAGGGTTTTTGGATAGGATGTATTCAAGAAGACTATACTAACATGATGGTTCCAGGCGGCCCATTTACAAGCACTACATTTAACAGTCAAGATACTACAAAAAAGTTGCCTGTAGGCGAATATAATAAACAGAACGAAACTGCTGCACAGCGTAATCCTACGAAATTTATTAAACCAGTAAACACAGATGCACTAGAAAGATTAACTGAGCAAGGACTAGCTGATGATGAATTTAGAGGAACTACAACTTCTAGTGCTAGAAGAGATTTACCTAGCAATGTAACAGGATTTAGTAGTCCTGGCCCTGCAGACAGAAGACCCGGTGCTCCTCGTGTCAGATACGGCGAGAATTTTGCTCAAAGTTTAACAGCACAAAATAGACTGGGAGGAAGTAGTTTAGTTTTTGACGATGGCGACCCAACACTAATTCGTAAAGGACCTCCGGGCGGTGAAGACGGAGTAGCACCAGAATATGCAAACGTAGAAGCTGGCGATACCGAGGACGGGGATCCGACAAGACCACACAATGAACTTGTTCGTCTAAGAACACGTACAGGGCATCAAATATTGATGCATAATACAGAAGACTTAATTTATATTGCTAATTCAAGAGGCACTGCTTGGATAGAATTATCTAGTAATGGTAAAGTAGACATTTATGCTGCTAGTGATGTTAGTATTCACAGTGAAGCAAACATGAATTTTAAAGCAGACGGTAATATGTATTTTGAATCAGGTGCAGACATGCACTTTAAATCTGGTGCAAATATATTTCAAACAAGTACAGCAAATATAGAATTAAAAGCTGGCGCAGATGGCAAAATTACTACTTCTGCAAACTTAGATTTATCTTCAGGAGCAGACACAAGATCAAAAGCAGCTAATACAAATTTTACTGCTGGGTCTCATAAGTTTAAGGGAGCAGTAGATCAAAACGGACCTACACCTACAGAACCTACAGAAGCAGTAGAAGCAGTAGAAGCACAACGTGTTCCGGAACATGAGCCGTGGTTTGGGCATGAGCATTTGCATATTGAAGAATATCAAACGGCAACACAAGAACAAGTTACTGCAACCCCGGACACGTTTGCACAAAATACAACTAGACCAGCTAATTCTACACCAAGTTCAGCCGCAGCTACGGCACCGGGTGCAGAAGAAACTCCAGCAGCAGATCCTGCAACCGAAACAGCAGAACAGCAAAACGGCGGCGTGTTACAAACACCAAGAGGATTAGGAGATGCAATTGGAGCAGTTACCGGTGCGTTAGGAAATATTGCCAGCAGCATTTCTAGCGCAATTGGTGGATTAGTAAGTGGCATTACAAACTCTACTGTAGGAGCATTAACAGATGCAATTGACTTTGATACAATTACATTCCCTACAGCACAAAACGTAATTAGAGGAATTGATAATATTGCAAGTCCGTCAGAATTAACTGCTGTGGTTGAAAGAACAGCAACAGAAATTGACGGAGTTCTCGGACCTGTTACAGCATCTGGCGCACAAGCCTTGCGTAATGTAAGGACACGATTAGCAAGGGTAAATACATAGTATGAGTAATGTAGAGAAGAACATTTATAAACAAATTACTGTGCCTAGCAACAAGGCACCGCAACCTGCCAAGCAAAGTAGGGCGTATAGAGGAATCTCTACAGTAGATCCAAACAGCACCGGTGTTGTACTATACGACATTGAGCTTATTAAACAAGACATTATAAATCACTTTCATATTAGACAAGGCGAGAAGTTATCAGATCCTAGTTTTGGAACTATCATCTGGGACGTTTTATTTGAACCATTAACAGACGATTTGAAAGATGCTATTGTACAAAACGTTTCTAAGATTATAAACTATGATCCGAGGGTAAACGTTGATCAAATTATTGTAGATAGTTATGAAAGCGGCATTCAAATTGAGTGCTCACTTACATATTTGCCCTATAATATTTCGGAATCGCTTCGCATGAAATTTGATGAAAGTGCGGGCTTTATAAGTTAAAAAATAAACTGCGCACTTAATTAAATCCGCTAAATAGTTTATATGAGAGGAAATAGGTAATGTCGTCAACAGATAGACAAAATAGATTATTACTTGCTGAAGACTGGAAGCGAGTATACCAAACATTTAGGAACGCTGACTTTAAGAGTTACGACTTTGATAACCTTCGTCGTACAATGATTAACTATCTGCGTCAAAATTATCCAGAAGACTTTAATGATTATATTGAATCATCGGAGTACCTAGCATTAATTGACCTTATTTCTTTCCTTGGACAAAACATTGCTTATCGTATTGACTTAAATGCTAGAGAGAATTATTTAGAATTAGCAGAGCGTAGAGAAAGTGTGCTACGTTTAGCACGTTTGCTTTCTTATAATCCAAAGCGTAATCAGTCAGCAAACGGATTATTAAAAATTGAAGCTGTATCTACTACAGAAGAAATTATTGACAGCAATAACATTAATCTTAACAATCAAAGTATTGTTTGGAATGACCCAGCTAACCCCGACTGGTTTGAACAGTTTACACGAGTAATGAATGCAGCATTGCCTGTAAACGGAACATTTGGTAGACCTGTAAAACGTGAAATTGTAAATGGCATTCCTACAGAGCAATATAGATTTAACAGTACAAATACAGAAGTACCTGCATTTAGTTTTAGTAAAACAATCGACGGAAGAAGTGCAAGTTTTGAAGTTGTGTCAACCGACATAACACAAGACAGTGTTATAGAAGAATCACCGTTTCCGGGCAACAACTTTGCGTTCCTTTACAGAGATGACGGCAAAGGTGCTGCAAGTTCAAATACAGGTTTCTTCTCACACTTTAGACAAGGAACATTGGATCAAGGTACATTTAATGTTGATAATCCTTCAACTAATCAAGTAGTTGCAATAGATGCTACAAATGTTAACCAGTCAGACGTTTGGTTATACAAACTAGATACACTAGGCAATGAATTAGAATTATGGTCAAAGGTTGACGCCGTAGAAGGTAACAACGTTATCTATAATAGCCTTTCAAGGAATGAAAGAAATATTTACAGCGTTCTTACCCGCATTGATGACAGAATTAGTTTAATCTTTAGTGACGGAACATTTGGCGCACTACCGCAAGGTAACTTCCGTGTTTATTATAGAACAAGTAAAAATCAAAGACTTGTAGTCACACCAGACGACATGAGAGGGATATCAATTAAAATTCCTTATGTTTCTAAACAAGGCAAAGCAGAATCTATCACAATAACATATGCGTTAAGATACACAGTTGATAATGCTACAGTAAGCGAAAGTAGTGCAAGTATTAAAAGAAATGCTCCTGCAACTTACTATACCCAGAATAGATTAATTACCGCTGAAGATTATAACATTGGACCTTTAACAGTAAGCCAGGATATTATTAAAGCAAAGAGTGTAAACAGGGTTTCAAGCGGTATTTCAAGATACTTTGATTTAACAGATGCAACTGGAAAGTATTCTACTACAAACTTGTTTGGTAAAGACGGTTCGTTGTATAAAGAATATTTAAGTTTAAAAGCGGGCTTTAGTTTTGAAACGCTTACTGATGTTGAAGGTGTAATTACAAATACTGTACAATCTATTTTAGAGAATACAAAACTAAGAAATTATTATTACGATAGCTTTCCTAAGTTGCTAGTGGAAGACTTGGGATCAGTTTGGACACAAGTAAGCACCCTAACAAATCAAACTACTGGATACTTTGTAAATCCAAACGGAGTAAATGTTAAAGTAGGTGCATTTACAGGAAGCAATAATAAATTTATTAAAGTAAATTCGTTGCTTAAATTTGAAGCACCAACAGGATTTCATTTTTTAAATGGCAAATTAGAAGCAGGCGTTCCGGACTTTAGAGGCGGAACAACTTATCTATGGACAAAGGTCATTAGTGTTGCAGATGATGGAACACTACTTAAAGAAGACGGAACTGGACCGATTGTACTAAACGATATTATTCCGGGTACAGCAAAGTTAGTTGAAATAAGAACAGCATTACCTAAGGCAATGACTAACGATGTACAGGCACAAGTTATTAATCAAATATTTGCATATCAAACTTTTGGTTTAAGATATTCACAATCACAAGGCGAATGGCGTTTGATTACTGAGAATAACTTGGACGTTGTAAATAATTTTAGTACAGGTAAAACCGGCGACACTACAAATCAACAACTTGATAGCAGTTGGTTATTATTATTCCAAACAGACGGTGAGAAATATACAATCACTTATCGTGCAATGCGTTATGTATTTGAAAGCGATAAAGAAATTAGATTCTATTACGACTCCTCAGATAAGATTTATAATAACTTAACAGGTAAGATTGTTAAAGATAAAATTAGTGTTTTGAATATTAATACACAACCTGACAGTTCATCTCCGTTTAGTAACGACTTTGATTGGGAAGTTGTTGAAGAATACAGAGATGCAGAAGGTTACGTAGACAGTAAAAAGATTGAAGTAAGTTTCTTTGACGACGACGATGACGGCGTTGTTGATAATCCGCAAATGTTTGAAGAAATTATTGCTCCAGAAACCAACGCCGCAGACAAATTAGTATTTCTAAAACTTGTAAAAAGTGCTGACGGTGTAAACGATTATGTATACGTTGACAGAACTACACTTCCTCTGTGGATATTCCAAAGTAAGAATACTGGCAAAGGTGCATTAAGCAAATACGATGATGGTGATTTGTTTTATTACATCGATGAAGATATTTTTGAAACATTTGTTAAAAGTACTGGATTAACAGTAATTGAGACAAATTACAAAGCACAGATTGGTAGAGATAATTTAAAGTTTCAATATGTACATGCTGCTGATCAAGACAACAGAATCGATCCAAGTGCAAGCAATATTATTGACACACATATGCTTACTAGAGAATATGATAATCAATTTAGATTATGGTTAGATGGTAGCCGTAGCAACAAGCCATTGCCGCCGAGCAGCGATGAATTATTTACTAATTACAGTACAGAGCTTAATAATATTAAGTCATTAAGTGATGAAATAATTTATCATCCAGTAAAGTACAAAGTTTTATTTGGAAACAAAGCGGAGTCGTCGTTGCAAGCAAAGTTTAAAGTTGTTAAAAACCAAGATTTAGTTGTAAACAACAACGAGCTTAAATCTAATATTATTAGTGCTATTAATAGATTCTTTACACTTGATAACTGGGACTTTGGTGATAGTTTTTACTTCTCAGAATTATCAACATATGTAATGAATGAACTAGCACCAAACATATCAACATTTATAATTGTGCCTGATCAAGAAGATCAAGCATTTGGATCTTTATATGAAATTAAAGCAGAATCAGATGAGATCTTTATTAGTGGAGCAGACGTTACAGATATCGAAATCATTGACGGTGTAACAGCAAGCAGACTAAAAGCTGAAGGAAACGTGGTTGTCAAAACTGCCTCCAGCACAACAGGAATTACGAGTTCATATACGTAAGTACAGTAGTATATAGGATAAAAATAAATGGCTTTTAATAACGGACAAGAAGAACAACCACTACCAGGTAGCGGAAATGAAAAACGAAAAAGTTCTCAGCATCTGCCTAAATATTTTAGAACACAGTTTAATAACAAATTCTTATCTAGTACACTTGATCAACTAATCCAACCAGGTGTTGCTGAAAAATTAAACGGATACTACGGGCGTAAAACTGCTAAAGGATTTGTGCCTAGTGATTATTATGTTGGCGACATTAGTGCAGACAGAGAGAACTACCAGTTTGAACCAGCTGCTGTTATTAAAGATGAATTAGGTAACGTAAACTTTTACGGTACTTACAATGATTATATTAATCAAATTAGAAACCTAGACGGTAACGTAAACGATCATAGCTTACTAAACAGACAAGAATATTATGCTTGGCAACCTCATATTAACTGGGATAAGTTTGTAAACTTCCGTGAGTATTACTGGTTACCTAACGGTCCTCAAGGAGTTCCTGTTGCAGGAGAAACTATTGATGTAGTAAGCACATATAAAGTAACTTCTAATGACAGTGTTGATAACAAAGTTTTTGTTATTGACCCGGATGGTTTTACTAACAATCCTGAGCTTACACTTTATAGAGGCATTACATATAGATTTGAAATCGATTCACCAGGACTTCCGTTCTCTATTAGAACAGCAAGAAGAATTGCACCTGAATGGAGAGCTGTAAGTTTTTACAAAAAAGGCGAGCAAGTATTATATAAGGGTGGAATTTATATTGCTAATAGCGATATTGCTACAGAGTGGAACTTTGAAGATCACATCGATGCTTGGGATTTAGATACAACCTTTAATCTAAAGGACCAAGTCTCAGAACAAGGTGTCGAAAAAGGCACAATTGAAGTAACACTTGATGGCGCAACACCGGATGCAATTTATTATGTAAGCGACGGAGATATCAATGCAGGTGGGTTAATTAGGGTTTACGACATTGACGAAGCAACAAGCATAGATGTTGAACAAGAAATTATTGGCAAGAAGTTTTACAAAACTTCAGGCAACTTTGATTTAACTAATGGTATGAAAATTTACTTTACAGGAGACGTGACTCCTGAGAGGTATGCTACCGGACAGTGGTATGTTGAAGGCGTGGGAGAAAGTATTCAACTTATTGCAGAGGACGAATTAAATGTAGCAAGTGCATTTACAGACGACTTTGATGTTAACTTTGATAGCGAAGGTTTTGATAGATTGCCTTACTCACAGGCAATTGGATATCCAGCAGAAAAAGATTACTTAACCATTGACAGAACAAGTAAAGACGGAAACTTGTGGTCAAAGTATAATCGCTGGTTCCATAAAACTGTAATCGAAACGTCTGCTGCGATTAATAATCAGCCTAGTGAATTAGATCAAACTGCTAGAGCAACAAGACCTATTATTGAATTTGAACCAGGATTAAAACTTTTTGACTTTGGTACTAGTGTAAAACAAAATATCGATCTTATTGACGACTTTACCTCAGATGTGTTTAGTACAATTGAGGGCTCAACTGGTTATAATGTTGATGGTGTTGATTTAACAAATGGTATGCGTGTATTGTTTACAGGCGACAAAGACACTCTTGTAAATGGTAAAATTTATGAAGTTAAATTTATTACATTAGTAAACACACGACAAATTACATTACAAGAAACAGAAGATACTACACCTTTAGAAAATGAAAATGTATTGTGTAAAGGCGGCGAAACTTATAAAGGCAAGATGCTTTATTATAATGGCACCGAGTGGAAACTAACACAAGATAAAATTAATACAAACCAGTCTCCGCTATTTGATTTATATGACAAAGATGGTGTAAGCATTGTTGACGAAGATGTATATGAATCTAGTACATTTGTAGGAACTAAAATATTCTCTTACAAACAAGGCGTTGGCGCTAACGATACTGAATTAGGATTTCCGTTATCTTATAGAAGTATACAAAACGTAGGCGACATTACATTTAACTTTGATTTAATTACCGATGTTATTAATTATGTTAAAGATTCTGAAGAAGTAACACTAAGCACTGCAATAACGTATTTGAGAAAGTATAGTTCATTAACTGACTTTACTTATTTGAACGGTTGGCTAAAAGCTGACACACTTAGTTCTCAGCCTGTAATTAGACAGTTTGTTGTTGACAACTCGTTGATTACATATCCTATCGATGTTTATGACAGAAGCGGACTTTTAACAGATCTTACTGTAAAGGTAATTCTAAATAACCAGATACAGTTTGAAGGCAAAGATTATGAATTAACAGTAGACGGACAAGATATTAAGCAGATTAATTTCTTAAAAACATTGGACATTGACGATGTTATTATTGTTAAAACAAGATCAAGTGCTGCAAAAAACAATAATGGCATTTATGAAATTGCAAATAGTTTAGAACGTAATCCGCTTAATAGAGATATGCAGGACTTTACATTAGGTGAAGTTAACGATCATGTCGGATCTATTATTGAAGAACTAAATGACTTTGACGGCCGCTTTCCAGGCATAAGCAATTTAAGAGACTTGGGCAGTGTATCACAATACGGCAAGCGTTTTGTAAAGCACAGTAGTCCAATTAACTTAGCAATGTACCATTTGTTAGATAAAGAATCAAACATTGTTAAATCACTAAAGTATGCTAGAAGAGAATACGGTAAATTCAAAAGAACCTTCTTGCAGAAAGCATTTGACTTAGGGTTTAGTGGTCCAGTAAAGCAGCACGTTGATAAGATTCTTGTAGAACTAAACAAAGATAAAACATCAACAATGCCGTTTTACTTCTCGGATATGGTTCCAGCAGGAGCAGCAGTATCTAATACTATTACAATTGATGATGTAGAAGATCAGTTCTTTGCGTTAACAAAGGTATTTACATTAGACGAGTTGAGTGACGGCGCAGTACAAGTTTATCAAAATGATATTCAACTTGTTCATGGTGCAGATTATACATTCAATGATCAAGGATTTGTAATTGTTACTGCACAAAAACAACGTGGCGATACTATTACAGTTTACGAATATGAAACCACAAACGGAAGTTATGTACCGCCGACTCCTACTAAGTTAGGGTTGTATCCAAAGTACATTCCGCAAAAGTATATAGACGACACATACCGTGAGCCACAAGAAGTAATTCAGGGACACGACGGCAGCGTTGTATTTGCATACGGAGATTTCCGCGATGACTTATTATTGGAATTAGAAAAGCGTATTTTTAATAACATTAAAGTTGAATACGATAAAGAACTATTTGATCTTACAAACTTTGTTCCGTCGGAAGGAAGAAATACAGTACTATCAGTTCAAACAATTAATGATACTATGCTTAGTGACTTTGTGCAATGGCTACAACTAGTTGACGAAGATTATACAAGCAATAGCGGATATCAACGAAGTGAACCGTTTACATTTAATCACCAAGGCATGTCAGATGCAAGCGGCAATCCTGTAACAGGTTATTGGAGAGCTGTTTATACATGGGCGTATGATACAGATCGTCCTCATACACATCCTTGGGAAATGTTAGGATTTACTATCAAGCCAACTTGGTGGGACGAGCAGTACGGCGAAGCACCGTACACAAGCAATAACTTATTGTTATGGGAAGATTTAGAAGCTGGTATTATCAGAGAACCAAATAAACCTGCTGCAATCAAGGACGAATACAAACGTCCGCAGCTAGTAAGTCATTTACCAGTTGACGAAGATGGTAATTTAGTAAGTCCTGTAAACAGTGGTTATATTATTAATTACGATACTACTGGATTAGGAGTGGACTTTGTATACGGAGATCATAGTCCGGTGGAAACTGCTTGGAGACGTAGCAGCGAATATCCATTTGCATTGTTAACTTCGTTGTTTGTTAATCAACCTAATAATGTTTTAGCAACAGCATGGGATAGGCAGCGTCAAACAAGAAATATTGCAGGACAACTTGTATATAATAATTCGACACAAATGCGTATCGAAGACTTACAATTTCCTAATACTATTAATTCTGACACACGAACATATACTAGTGGATTAGTAAATTATGTATATGATTATATGACGTCTAGTGTTACTACTTCGTATATGGATTATGTTGAAGAAGTAAAACAAATTGATAATAGAATGTCGTTTAGAATTGGCGGATTTAGTACTAAAGATAAATTTAAACTAATTCTTGATTCGAGAACACCTTTAAACCAGGGCAACGTTTTTGTTCCAGAAGAAAACTATCAAATATTCTTAAACACAAGTACACCTGTTAAAACAATTAACTACAGTGGTGTTATTATTGAAAAACAATCCTATGGATTTGTAGTAAGAGGATACAATACACAACAACCGTACTTTTACTATAACGCTCCATTTAATTTAGACAACGATCCATTAGTTAATGTAGGCGGAATTAGCCAGAGCTTTCTTCTTTGGGACGAAAGAAAAACTTATGCTGTTGGACAAGTTGTAGAAAATGAAAATAGTTATTATAGAGTTACTGAGGCACATACAAGTTCAACAGAGTTTGACCAAAGCAAGTTTGCAAAGATTCCAGCTATTCCGTTAGTCGGAGGCAGAGAAGCATACTTTAGATCTACCTTTAGTAAAACTCCTACAAAGGTTCCATATGGAACAACTTTTGAAACTATTCAAGAAGTAGTTGACTTTGTAGTAGGATACCAAGATTATTTAGAAGAACAAGGATTTGTTTTTGACTATTACAACACCGAAGAGCAGTTTGTAAGTGATTGGGCTACTAGTGCAAAAGAATTTATGTTCTGGACAACACAAAACTGGGGCGATGGCGCAGTTATTACTATCAGCCCAGCAGCAGATCAGCTAAAGTTTATTAGTGAATATGCTGTAGTTGATGATGTGTTTGATACGTTCTATGGATACAGTTTGTTCAAAGCAGATGGTAAAAAACTACAGCCAGAATTTGCAAGTTTAACAAGAGAAAACTCAGGCGAGTTTATACTATCGCCTAAAAATACAGATGATGGTATCTTTGCAGCTAAGTTGGCCCTTGTACAAAAAGAACATGCAGTACTAATTGATAATACAACTGTATTTGGTGATATTATATTTGATCAAGAACCGGGATACAGACAAGAGCGTATCAAGGTTTTAGGTTATAGAACAGGCGACTGGGATGGTAGTTTAAACATTCCGGGCTTTATATTTGACAATGCACAAATTACAGAATGGAAATCATGGAAAGATTACGCCATTGGCGATCTTGTTAAGTACAAAGAATTCTTTTATAGCGCAAAAAACAAAGTACCAGGAACAGAAATATTTAATGCAAGCGATTGGGTAAGGCTTAGTGAAAAACCTGAAATGGGCTTAATACCTAACTTTGAATACAAAACAAACCAGTTCGCTGATTTCTATGATTTAGATACTGATAACTTTGATTTAGAGCAACAAAAGTTTGCACAGCACTTAATTGGATATCAAAATAGAGATTATCTTGCTAATATTATTAATGATGATGTAAGTCAGTATAAGTTCTATCAAGGAATGATTCAAGAAAAGGGTACTAGAAACGCTTTAAGCAAACTATTTGATGTATTAAGTAGTGCAGACAAAGATAGCTTAGACTTCTATGAAGAATGGGCTGTAAAAGCAGGACAGTATGGCGCAGCAGACGGTTTTGATGAAGTAGAATATTTGTTAGACGAAGCAAATATGCGTTTGTCACCGCAGCCTATTGAGCTTGTTAACACTATTACTGGAACTGAAACTGATTTAGTTTACAGAATTAGACCGTTTGAAACATATTTACAACCGGATGGATATACACATGCACCGTTCCCGCAAAAGTATGTCGACGATACATATGTTAAAAACAGCGGATATGTAAATCAAGACGATGTTGACTTTATTGTGTCTACTTACGATAGCATTTTAAATATAAATTATGCAACTTGTAAGTTTGATGATTTAATTTGGGTAGGTAATGACAAACTTACTTGGAATGTGTATGCACACATTAGAACAGATTATATAATTGATGCAATTAACGAAAATGGCAAATTAGAATTTAATTCAACCGACTTTGATTTTGCTGTAGGTGATATTATTGGTATTACAGAAACCAACTTTGCAGAAGGCTTTTACAAAGTTACTGAAATATTAGGTAATACAGTTACTATTAATAAAGAAGGTCTAGAAGCAACAGAAGAACCAATTGCAGGCAGAGTGTCTAAACTGATTAACGTACACGTAACTGACTTGGAAAGTGCTAACGAGTTAGTACAGCAGATACCAGAAGGTATTACTAAGTTGTGGGTCGACCAATCAGAAAATGATAAATGGGCAGTGCTACAACAAGTATCATCATTTACAGAACAAGATGTTGTTGCTAACGATATAGGCGAAGAAAATTCTAATTACGGAATTGCCATAGCGTCAAACACTTCTAACAATGTTTTAATTGTAGGTGCACCAGATGACGAAAACGGTAAAGTTTATGTTTACACTAGATCAGGCGGCGCAGGTAAGTTTGCACTGTCTAATGTAATTGAACCTATCGAAAATCAAGCAGACGATAACGAGAGATTTGGCGCATCTGTTGCATTAAGTGCAGACGGCGAGTATCTTGCAGTAGGATCACCAGATGCAAGTAATGTAAGAACAACTTATCAAGAAGAATATGTTTCTACACAAGATTATGCACTAGGCGATATTGTAAAATATCAAAATAATCTTTGGAAGGCACTGGTAGCAATCGAAGGCGCAGAAGCAAACATTCAGTTTGGAAGCAACGAAAGTGTACCAGAAATACTAGTAGCACTAGGACTTAAAGAATCATTTGATACTAAAATTCCTGTATTATTAACAGGCAACTATCCATATCAGAATATCAACAATGTTGATCATATTATTGTTAAAGCACCCGCAGACATGTATGAAGGTTCTGGTGTTAATGATACTTTACGTTTAAAGTG